GGATCATCATCTCCATAAAACTTTACAACCAACACTTCTGTAGCTCTGATAAGAGACAATGTCATCTTCTTATCAAATTTACCGAAGTCTCCAAAAATTGCATCATCTGAATTATTAACTAATCGATCATATAAAGAGTCCCATTCACCGGAAGTAGGATTTACACCAATAGCAATACCATTACGTACTCTATTGACATATATACTACCAGTGAAGGAACCCAAATACATCTTATCAGCTATTAATTTCAACATATCTCCAGAGCAAAAGAGTCGAGGATATTTCCCTAACTCTCTTAGCTCATCTTTAAGATTATCACCATAGATATTGGGAAAAGGAATTCCTTCCTTACATCTCTCAATATTCTTAAGAACTAGTTTTTTCACAATCTTAGCTCTACGAGTATTAAGATCAGGGCTTTCGCCATCACCAAATATCCAGGTTTTACCCTTGCCTTTCAATCCTAATTTATTTTTAATTAAATTAAGAGTAAAACCACAAGAAGTTTTCATACCTAAAGAGATCATGAATAGATCTGGAGCACCGAGAATAGCTTCTTCATAAGAAGCCACTCTCTTACCTATATTCTGAACAGAGGCACTTAGTATATCATTGGTTACTACATCAATAATATAATTAAGTTTCTCATCAGAAATACAACACTCTATATTAGACCCATAATGTTCACGAGATTTTGGAAATAAATATTGTTTTTCATTTTCCACAAAATGATCATACAATTTGACAGGTTTGCGTGTACGAGGGAAAACACCATACAGACAACTCTTCTCGATACTGCTCTTAACATTACGATTGATAGGTTCAGTTGAACATATGAAATCGTGATGTGGAGCAATTGTAACATCATCAGGTTTATTTATATCGAAGAGAATAGGAGTAGCTGCACCAGCATGCTCCGCCATTTCTTCATAAACCTCATTAACATAAGTAGTAATCATATCTATAGGAGCAGGTATAATTTCATTCAAGTAAAGAAGATATTCATCAAAATCTTCAACGAATGAAAC